CAAGACAGAAATGATGCAATCGCAAACGATCTCATGAAGGAACAGCACAATGCGATGCCAATCAATCAAGATAGGCAGAGTCGTGTAACTTTTGGTGGTACTAAGAAAAGTTAATTTTTTAACAATTACTTATCCACTTGACATTAATAAATAGGAGACAATAACTATGGCAAACGCAAATAGTGCATTCGGACTAAAACCATATTTTAAAAATGGTAGTGGTTCTAATAGTACAGGTGTTGGTGGATATTCTCACTACGAAATAAAGAACGACAATAGCACAGCTATTTACAACGGTTCTGTTGTTATACCTTTATCAACTGGTTTTATCAGTTTGGTAGGTGCAGCAGACGGTGGTACTGTAGCTCCTCTTGGAGTCTTTATGGGTTGTGAGTATGTTTCATCTACAACTGGTAAACCGGTCTTTTCAAATTACTGGCCGGGATCTGGGGCTGATTCAAATCACCCAATTAAAGCATTTGTAGCAGACGATCCAAATCAATTATTTTTGATCGCTTCAGATGCATCATTAACAAACGAAGCTACTGCAAGAGCAAGTGTATTTTTAAATGCTGACATGTCTAGCGGCACAAGTGGATCTACTGTAACAGGTAAATCTTCTGGTGCTTTAGGTGTAAGCACATTAGCAACTACAGCAGGATTAATGCTAAGATTTATGGGTTGGGCTGACGATGCAGCTAACGCAGATTTTTCAGCAGCAGGTATTCCTTGTATTGTTAGATTTACAACACACTTTAATGCAGACAGCATGGGAATCGTTGTTGGTACACCAGCAACTACAGGAGTATAGAACATGGCCATTTCAAGACAACAATTAGCTAAAGAGCTAGAGCCAGGTTTGAATGCTTTATTCGGCTTGGAGTACAAGAACTACGAAAACCAACATGAAGAAATCTTTACAAAAGAAACTTCAGACAGAGCTTTTGAAGAAGAAGTAATGCTTTCAGGTTTTGCTAACGCAGCAGTAAAACAAGAAGGTACAGCGGTGGGATTTGATGATGCACAAGAGTCATATACTTCACGTTATACTCATGAAACAATCGCTCTTGCTTTCTCAATTACAGAAGAAGCAATTGAAGATAATTTGTATGATAGAATCTCAGCTAGATACACAAAAGCATTAGCACGTTCAATGGCTAATACTAAACAAGTAAAAGCAGCAAACGTATTAAACAATGCGTTTAATTCTTCTTTTACAGGTGGAGACGGTGTTGAACTTTGTTCAACTGCTCACCCAACTGTATCTGGTGGTAACGTTGCCAACGAATTAGCAACTTCTGCTGATCTTTCAGAAACATCTTTAGAGCAAGCATTAATTGATATTGCTGCTTTTACAGATGAGCGTGGATTAAAAATTGCAGCGAATGGTGTAAAAATGATTATCCCTTCACAGCTACAATTCACTGCTGAAAGACTTATGAAGTCAGCAAATAGAGTTGGAACAGCAGATAATGATATTAATGCTGTTGCATCAAAAGGAATGATTCCACAAGGTTATGTGGTTAACAACTTCCTAACTGATACAGATGCATTCTTCATTATGACTGACGTACCAAATGGTCTTAAATACTTTGAAAGATCACCAATCAAAACTACAATGGAAGGTGACTTTGATACAGGTAATGTAAGATATAAAGCTAGAGAGAGATATTCTTTCGGATTCTCAGACTTCAGAGGTATCTTCGGTTCACCGGGTGCTTAATAAATAGTTTTATAACTACTTTTAAAAGGGGCCTTATGGCCCCTTTTTTTATGGGAAAATCAATTGACTTTATGGGAAATTAATGTATAAAATAAAAGCGAATAATATTGACAAGGAGATATATTATGATCGCATTATCACAGTCTTTGATCGCTGAGAAAATCAAATTAGAGTCTCAGTGGAATTCTCAATATCTTAATTCTGGTAAAGAAACTCTTGAAATGAAATCTATTGAAGAAAAAATTAAAAGAGTCACAGCAAAATTGAGATGGAGACATCAAGACTATGACAGTCATTTATTTTTTAAATAGACTTATAAATAAAAAGGTTTATATTTAACCTTCTAGGAATATAAAACAACATACAGACTGAACCTAGCAGACGAACGTAGAGACTGTATGTAATTTACTACGGAGGTAAATAAAATGGCAAATACAACTTTTTCAGGTCCTTTAAGGTCTGAAAGCACAATTAAAACAGTTAGTAAAAACTCAAGCACAGGAGTAATTACTGAAATTATTACTATGGGTGATGCACCTGTTGCATTAGGAGATGAAGATAAAACTCTTGACGCTGCAACGCATAGTGGAAGAACACTCGTAGTTCCTGCACTTGGATCCAACAGAACAATTACACTACCTACACCTGTTGCTGGTCAAAGCTATAAACTTATTTATGGTGGTGCAGCAGAAGAAGCAGAAAATTTAATTATAATTACACCTGGAAATAGTAATTTCTTTCTTGGTGGTATTGTTCATTTAGATTCTAACGCTGATAACGTATCTGTTTATGCTAACGGAAGTTCAAACTCTAAACTAACTCTTACAGATTTTGGTTTGTTTGAAATTAATATCTTAGCTAAAGATAGCACAAATTATTATATTTGGGGTTATCAAGAAGGTGCAGATGTACCTGCATTTGCAGATCAATAAAAATAATTAACTCGAAGTGGGGTGTGATGACCCCACTTTTGAAAAGGAGATAAAAAATGGCCGATACAGTAACTACAAGAACTCTTTTTGACGGAGATAAAAAACTTATAACAAGTTACGTCAATGTTTCAGATGGATCAGGAGGAACAACAAAAATAGTTGATGTTTCCGCTTTGAACACAAACGCATTAGGAAAGACTTGCTCTACAGTTTCATTAAAGGAAGTTTGGTTTAATGTTTCAGCAGCAGTCACAGCACCACTTCAAATTCAATGGGATCTTTCTTCAGGTACTCAGACACCTTTATTAGCACTAAATGAAACTGATAATTATGATTTTAGTTCTTTTGGTGGAATAAATAATCCAGAGGAAAGTAATTTTACCGGTGATATAGATGTGGTTGTACCTTCAGCAGCGTCTTCAGGTGAAACTTATACTTTAATTTGTGAGTGGATTAAGAATTATTAGGGGTTGAAATGGCTACATCTGGCACAACAACTTTTGATCTTGATATAGATGAAATAATTCAAGAGGCATACGAAAGATGTGGTATGTCTTTAAGAACTGGTTATAGTTTAAAAAGTGCAAGACGTTCTTTAAACATAATGTTTCAAGAATGGGGTAATAGAGGACTTCATCTATGGAAAGTAGATTTAGCTTCTGTTCCTTTGGTAGAAGGGCAGGCTGAATATAATGCAACAACAGATAGCACTAATTTTCCTACAGGTGTTAATGAAATTTTAGAAGCGTATGTTAGAAACAATACCACAAGCACAGCACCTGTAGATACTTCTTTAACAAAAATAGATAGATCAACATATGCTGCATTAGCAACTAAATTATCAAAAGGAACACCTAGTCAATATTATGTAGATAGAACTACATCACCTAGTATTTTTTTATATCAAACACCAAGTAGCACTTTTTCTGGGTCTACTCATTTATTAAAATTTTATTATTTAAAAAGAATAGAAGATGTAGGTAGTGTTTATACAAATGAAACCGATGTAGTTTTTCGTTTTATACCATGTATGATTTCAGGACTTGCATATTACTTAAGTTTAAAAATAGCCCCGGATAGAATTGAATCTTTGAAAATGTTATATGAAGATGAATTACAAAGAGCTTTAACAGAGGATAGTTCTTCAACTAGTGTTTACATTAGTCCCAAGAATTATTATCCTACAAATTAATTATGGGTAATTTTGCAAGAGGTAAATATGCTAAAGCAATATCAGATAGAAGTGGTATGGCGTTTCCTTATGGAGAAATGTTAAGAGAGTGGAATGGTTCTTTAGTTCACAAATCAGAGTATGAATCAAAACAACCTCAACTTGAACCAAGAGTTCATGCAGCAGATCCTCAAGGATTATTAAACTCAAGACCAGACAGAGTAGAAAATTCTGTTCCTGTATTATTAAATATTAACTCTTTTAAAACAGGTAGTGCTAGTTCTTCAACTATAACAGTTACAGAAATAAATCATGGTAGATCTACTAGTGATACAGTTAGATTTAGAAATGTTTTAAGTTTTGATGGTATTTCATCAAATAATATTAATAAATCTGCAGGATATTCAATAACAAAAGTTGATGCTAACACATATACTTTTAGTGTAGATACAGACACAGCAACAACTGGAAACATAAAAGGAGGAGGGGAAGATGCATCAGCAGGCCCCGCAACAATTACACCATGACAATGACTCTTAGTACATTAAGAACAAATATAAGAAATTATTCTGAAACAGATAGTAATGTTTTAACAGACACAGTTTTAAATGTAATAATTAAAAATGTAGAAAATAGAATTTTCAGATCAGTAGATTCCGATGATACAAAATTTTATGCTACCTCAGATTTAACTGCAGGTAACAGATATGTTACTATTCCAAATGATACTAGAATAATCAGATATGTTCAGTTAACTAATCCTACAACCTCAGATCAATTTTTTTTAGAACAAGTTGACTCTTCTTTTTTAGCTGAATATTTTCCTGATCCAGATAATTCTAGTGATTATGGAACTCCTAAATATTATGCTAATTGGGATTCAGATAATTGGGTAGTGGCCCCAACTCCTGATGTAGCTTATGCTGTGACTTTGGCTTATATAAAACAGCCCACCACCATAACCACATCAGACTCAACTACTACTTATTTATCAAACAATTTTCAAGATTTACTTATCAATGGATGTATGGTTGAAACTCTAAAGTACTTGAAAGGACCTGATAATATGTTACAACTGTATGAGAGTGCTTATCAAGAAGGACTTCAAACGTTTGCGGCAGAACAACAAGGTCGAAGACGCAGAGACGAATACACTAGTGGTGCAATTCGTTTGGATATACAATCACCACAACCGAAAATAAAATAAAAGGAGACGATAAATGGCTAATATAATACCAGATGCATTCAAATCAGAACTCTTATCTGGCACACATAACTTTGCCAGCGGTGGCAATACTTTTAAAATAGCTTTATACACTGACATCTCTGGTTTTTCTACATCAAGCACTGCATACACTACCACTAATGAAGTTTCTTCTTCAGGTACAAGTTATACTGCTGGTGGAAATGCATTAGATAGTCAAGCCGTTTCAGTTGCGAGTAACACAGCTCTTGTTGATTTTGCAGACGAAGTTTTTTCATCTGTTACTTTATCAGCAGTTGGTGCAGTTATTTATAACGATACGAACAGTGATAAACTTGTAGTTGTGCTAGATTTTGGAGGAACAAAAACTGCTACTAACGGAGATTTTACAATTCAATTTCCTGCAGCAGG